TCAACTGTTTGATCACAAACGACACTTTATAAAGTGTCCCCCCAAGATTCTCTAGGGTTGATAGGATGGTGTCCTTTGAGCTTATCAAAGCTACGCCTTTCAAATTGATCCTTCGTCCTGGACTTACTACACGACTCCATGGTACTCTCGGGTATTTCTCCCTACCATTCCATAGACACTAATGTAATAACTTACATGATTGTTTTCGTCCAACTAGCGATCAAACACGCAAGAAGAAAAGAGGTCCTTATCGACTACCTCTGTTCCCTCAAATGTCGATCCTACTTTGAAAGGGATGTTTATAGCACTAGGAAAGATTTCATAAAACAATTGAAATTTTGCAAAATCTTCGTTCGCCTAAGCTGCCTAGGTGCACTAGATATCAAGTGCCTCAAATATCTCTACTGTGACTGATCTGGCGTCCTTTCGGATCTTTTACCAAACCGTCCAATAGACCTACAAACATCAACACTAAAAAGAAATCTCTATTAAAATTAATTAATAGAAGGAAAGATAAATACTAGACTGTATTGTTCTTCGATGCAGGTTCTTCACACTCGCAAATAAGGACATTCGCAAATGAGATCACACCAGCACCAGTTGAAGTAAATGCCACAACCACATCGTTAGTCTCTGTAACAACAGAGAAACTGACCATATGGACAGTATTACTTATTTCAACTGCCGTTGTCTTTGAAAACAACAGACCATCCGCAGCTGTAATATTGAATGTATTAGTAGCTGCTGCCGTAAACTTAGCTGAGACCAATACCTCGTATTGTCCCGCCTGTTTAAACAGAAGAGCATTCACAGTACTGTACTCAATTGGAAGAGACCCGTAGGTCTCTCCAGCAATTGACACAATATTTGTTCCTGTCGATTTGTGAAGATAACTTCCAACCGACGCCTCTTCCTGCGCAGATGGTGTTGCCGGTATTGCTAACTCTACGTCATATTCGACCCAGAGTTCACCAATACTCGTTGTGATTCCCGTCCCTCCATCAGCTACACCTTGCGATGCAAACTGAAAACTTCCAGCGTCATAAAGGGTTGAATCGGCACCGACCGGTACCAATCCAGACCTTATGAGTCGAAGTTGATTCCCCATGCGGACCAAATCCATTGCAAATGAATTCGGCGCCCATGGAGGGGAACGTGAAGATGAGGATTGTCCAAGTATCTCCTGTTTTGAAACAGGGATGGAATCGTGCACATCGTATGATGCGGCAAGCATCACAGTCCCTGAGTAAGTACTCGGAGACTCTGTTTGGAATGAAAATACCAGCTTGTGAAAGCGATACTTTTCAAAATTGATTGCAAGACGAGATAACCAAGGAAAACTTGTAGGTAATCCTGGATTAACTCTAAACTCATCAATCTCAAACAGGCCAGCCCCAGTCGGGTCTGGTGACATGTCTGCAATATACTCTCTTCGAGTAATACGCAGATTTCCATTCTTGTTGGACTTCATCTGAGGATTGACCATCCTCATTGACTTCCCCTGAGATACAGGTGCAAAATAATCTGCATCCGTGTACCCCCCTGAAAATGTTCCTACTCCTGGAACATTCGCATTCGCAAACAAAGCCTTGCGAGGAGCTTTACCTTTCCCTTTCTGGGATTTAGGGTTTTTCTTTTTAGTCATATGTATGGGATTCCTGTACGACCTACAGGGACTGTTCATCAAATACAAGTATCTGCCTCTTTCCGTGCAGTCTCTAGACATTCTGGAGTTGCCTCCTTAGTACGGTGCTTTGCCGTTTTGGAAAGTTAAGTATTTGACCCCATGGTTTCTCATACATTCGGGATAAGCTCAATCTATCTTTGTTCAAAAGCTAGTAAGAGCAGGGAGAAAGTCTCGCACTTTTTGTTCAGAAATAAGTTTCTCTTTAAGACGAAACTTATTAGCTAAAACCTTCAATAGAAATTTAAGACCTGACGCTTCTGTATTCCTACCCTTTATAAAAGAGCAGGCGCCCAGAGAATTCATAAGCACTTCCTCCGAAAGGAGGTTGTAATCATTAAATTCATTAAGCGGTCCATAGGCAATTTCTCCTTCAATTAAAAATGGTTTGGGTTCAGGCAAAAGTTTATTCGCCATCCTTACCGCTCTTTTAACTGAAGTCATTGAAGTCGATTGTATTTCAACAATACAACGCATCTTCGGATGTCTTAACAAAAAGTGAGCTACCTTCAATTGATGATATGTTATTTTAAATGAAAAATCACCTGGTTCACACCCGAGACCACCTAATTCTTTTCGTAAGAAAAGGTTCGGCATCTCGTAACTTTGATAACCGAAACGTTTACCAAAATTAACGTAATTTTTCAATAGGACTCTTTGGAGCAGCTTCCTGGTTGATACCGGGCCATTTTGTATCAGTCGCCAAGATTGAGCAATTGTCTCTACTCCACCGTCACCTCTCGTTTTGAGATTGTGATTGTAGGCTAGAGAAAGTGGCATATATGAAATGAGTTTCTTCTTCACCATATCGGTGAATCTAGAGTTTATAAGAGCATATCTTTTACTCTCATAAGTCTTCATTTCATTTACGCACAGGCCAACGTCATTAGCTGCTTCCCTCCAAAGGGGGCCCATTTCACTTGGACCCACAAATAATATATCATCTCCATTTATCAAAACCTTCCTCAAACAAAGGAAGTTTTTTACCTTATGATAAATGTTCTTTCTCCCAGAGATCCTCGAGATAAAGGATCTCTTATTTAAAATCTCGAGCCCCGTGTAAGGTCTTACGGACTCACACGAGAAATTTGATGCTCTCAAATATGTAGAGAGGTTTATGATGCAGAGCAAGGCAAAAGAAAGAGGATGCCCCATGGGCTGTCCGTTGATCGCCTGGATAATTTCCGGCTCTTGTTCCAAGAGCTCTGGGTACTCAATTGAGTATTCTGAAAAACTCCTCAAAGCGTGATAACCAAGTGTGGTGTCACTCAATGAGAGGTTGTCCAAAATTCGACCAAGACAGGCTAAGGTTGCCTCTCTCTTCATTTTATCGGTCGCCGCGTCATAATCTCCAGAAAAGAATAAATCATCATCTTTTTGATGTATACCCAAGCCGATAATGGCTTCATCGACAAGGTCGTCTTTCTTCATGGTTGAAAAAATAGTTTTCTTCCAACAATCAAGTAAGAAACGTTGCAAAGGACGGAACCCGGTATATAGAACACTAGGTCCAGTTGTGATTATACGGAACTTTCCAGCTTCTGGTAAAGCCATAAATCTCAACTTATTTTCAATTTTTGAAAATTCGTCTTCACACTTGTCACGAACCAACTTCTGTCTCGCATTTTTACAAATGTTCGTCAGATCCCCTGGTTGATTTTTCTTCTTTTCTCCTCCTATAAACGGGAGGTCTTCATCAAATTTCTCCAAAATATAGCTGTGGTTGCCTCCCTTTGCCACCGTGTTTTCAAAACATGATGCAAACGTGGGAACGCAACCCCCGGGAATGAACCTAGTACCGGGTGGGATAACAATATCTACAGCTAGCCTAATATAATCTTCAGCTTCCTTGCTAAGATTTGTACGGGTCGAAAAGTTCTTTTTATGGTCTTGCATTGATTTCAATTTAAGATTCGCTGACATTTCTAGCCAGCATCGCTTACTTTGAAATAGACTCAGAATTAATTCTGCAGCCTTTTTACAAGACTTAGACCGTCTCATAAAACATGCTTGGTTCTTCAAGTAGCGTTTTATCGTACCAGAAAATAAACTGATCTCGTTCAGATCAGTTGTCTTTCCCAGTCCTAATGCTACCAGACCATTTAGGTTCTTCTTGAGAACTTTCTCCATCTCATCTTTCTGAGCAAGAAAGATTAGGCGGGGGAGTAATTCAAATAGATCTTGTTTGAATTCTCGAGATTTCTTTTCTGTTTTCGCCTCTGGCAAATAACAAGAAAAGATTTGAACAATTGCACTGAAAGCTACAACTGCTCTAGCTACTTCTTCAGAATCGATTTTCGCATTCTTCAGAAGTTGAACTATGGCATTTGGACACAAGGGTTGCCATATACCCTTAATAGACTGGACAGACAGAACAAACTGAACCACCCTATTAACGCCTACGTCCTGGGCGGATTGGTTCCTTAACCAATCCTCAGCCTTGGCACGTGAGAAGACGGAGCGTCTCCATTCAATTGGATGCGCCTGGCTTTTCCGAG